ACGAGCTGGTTGGAGACGTGGGTCTGCTGAGTGGCGAAGCGCAACAGCGCAACGGTCAGGCTGCGCAGCTCCTCGATGTCGGTGCAAGCGCGGACGTAGCGCACCTGCTTCTCGATCTCGAACTCATCCGAGAGAGGCAGGTTGAGGTCAAGCCAGAACATAACGTCCAGGCGAAGATCGACAGTATCGTAGGCACGGCGGCTTGGTCGGCCGTCACCATGGCTACGAGCCCGGCGAGTGATGACGCCGGGCTTTTCTGTGGGAACTGTGTGGGAACGACGGTGGCGCGGTAGGCTGCCCCTGGAATGTTCAAGCCCGCCAAGTCATTGACCTGGCGGGCTTTTTTCTGGATGCGGGGGCAGGATTTGAACCTGCGACCTTCAGGTTATGAGCATGACGCTCGGGGCTACCGTGGGATCCCGGCGCCTCCCATCGCATTGATTTTCCTGGTGGTGGCATCACGGCGCCTCCCGTGGTATCCCTGCCCGTCCCGGAGTTTTGTGGGAACGGTGTGGGAATGAAACTGACCAAGACCATCGTCGAGGGGGCTGCCCCGCGAGCTCAGCGCTACCGGCTGAGCGACAGCCTGGTGCCGGGCCTCACGTTGCTGGTGCTGCCCTCTGGCCAGCGCACCTACTACCTGCGGCACCGCGTCGATGGCCGCCAGCGCGAGCTGCGGCTGGGCACCCCGGTGGAGCTCTCGCCCGACCAGGCGCGCGCCCTCGCGCGAGAGGCGCTGGCCAGGGTGCGCGCCGGGGGCGATCCGGTCGAGGAGCGGCGGCAGCGGCGGGAGGCCCCGACCATCGAGGTCCTCGCCGCTCGGCACCTGCAGGCCCACGCCAGCCGGAAGCGATCGGGCCGCAACGATGAGATCCTCTGGCGCCGCCACCTACTGCCGACGTTCGGTCGCCTGAAGGTGGCCGCCCTCACGCGCGAGCGGGTGCGCGAGTGGCACGCGGCCCACCCCAGGTCGGCGACCGCCAACCGGGCCCTGGAGGTGCTCGGCGTGGCGATGGGGCTGGCTGAGGATTGGGGCTGGCGGCCGGCCGGCAGCAATCCGGCCCGCGGGGTAAAGGCGCACCCGGAGCGGCAGCGCCGCCGGTACGCCAGCGCCGACGAGCTTGTGCGCCTGCGTGCTGCACTGCAGCGGTGGGAGGAGGCCGGCCCGCTGGCGGTGCGGTGGCGGTTCGCGCAGCTGGTGCGCCTGCTGCTGCTGACCGGGGCCAGGCTGCGGGAGGTGATGTGCGCTGAGTGGAGCTGGATCGACTGGGAGCGATCGGTGCTGCTGGTGCCGGCGGAGCGCGGCAAGACGGGCGCGGCGGAGATCCAACTGAGCGAGCGCGCGGTGGCGATCTTGCGCGAGCTGCTCGAGGCGGAGGGGGCAATGGGCGGGCGGTGCCTGGCGGTGATCGCCGGGGCGGAGCGCACCGGCCCGCTGGTGGGCTACCGGAAGCTCTGGCTGGCGCTGCTGGCCGATGCCGGTGTGAGCGATTTGCGGATCCACGACTTGCGGCACACGTTCGCCAGCTATGCGCTGAGCGGGGGGCAGACGCTGGGCACGGTGGGCCAGCTGCTGGGGCACCGGAGCACGCAGACGACGAGCCGGTATGCGCACCTGATCGACGACGCAGCGCGGCGGGCCGTGGCGCAGCTCAGCGACGACCTGGGGGTGTGAAGGATCGCGACAGCGCCCGCCGCTGTCTTAGCTCGCCCAGCACAATGGCTGCCATGACACCGACCCCCGCCGAACTGCTGGCGCTCCGCCACCGCGTGCCTGCCGACACGCTGCTCGACTGGCTCGACCTGGAGCAGCTGCTGCCGGAGCGGCCCTGCCACATCGAGACGGAGGTGCTGCGCCGCCACTGGTGCTGCAGCCAACCCACCGTTAGCCGGCGCATCATCCGCCTATGGGAGGCGGGTCTGCTCGACTTTCGCAGCGGCGGCGGGCTGTACCGGATCCGCCGACTGGGGCAAATATGAAGAGATGTGACATTGGCGCGTCAGCGACGCGCGGGTTCTGTACCTTGGTCTCATGGGGCGGACGAAAGCACCCCGGCGCAAGCCAAGAGGAGCCTTCCCCGGGAACAGTCAAACGACCGGGTTACCGAGACGAGACCTAGGGGGTGCAAGGCCCCCAACCAATCCATCAGCGGCCAGGCCGAGCGCGCCGCCGCTGATCATCCCGTCGCCCGGCACTGGCCGGAGGAATCATGACCAGCATCACCTGCATCACCGCCTGGGCCGTCGCCCTACTGCTGCTCCCGATCGTCGTCCTGCTCTGGGCCACCGAGAGCCGCGAGCAGCGCGCACGCCGCTGGCGCCGCCAGGGCCTCACGCAGCAGGCCATCGCCGATCGCCTCGGCTGCAGCCGCTCCACGGTGCGGAGGATGCTGGCGGCCTAGGGCCCGCAGAACACGTTGGGGCTGCCGGCCGCCACGCTCGTGCAGCCGCTGATGGCGTCGCCCACGCGGCCCGCGCCCTTGCCGTTCACGAACACCGTGGTGCTGCCCACCGCGATCGGCGCGGCGTGCGAGGGGCACGGCACACCGGGAAGTAGGTGCGTGGTGTTGTTGTCGCCCTGGCGGCTCCAGGCGATCCCGTTCACGAACACGTTCGGGCTGCCCTGGGCCCGCACCATGCCGGAGCAGTGCGGGATGTCAGCGTCACCGATCCTGGTTGCTGCGGGCACGTTCGATCTCCATCAGTTGTTGCAGTCTGGCGTTCCACAGCGTCGCCTCGGCGTGCTGCTCCTCAGTGTGCGGCGCCGGGGGAATCGCCGGCTCGAACCGCACGACGTGATCGAAGACCACTGGCAGGTCCTCCCATCGCTGGTAGGACCGCAGCACGCCGCCAACGATCAGATCGAACCGGCCCTGGCGGTAGGTCATGGCTTCGGCCACAGCTCCCTGGGTGTCTTGCCGGTCGCCATCATCCGGCTCAGCCGCTCGGCTCGCTGCCCCACCTGCCCGGCCCACTTCGAGTCGAGCATCATCGTGGCCGCGGCCTGGTAATCGCCGGCCTGGATGGTGGCCAGCGTTCGCTTAAAGCCCAGCAGGCCCACCAGGCCCATGTTGAAGCTCATGTCGAGCAGCACCCGCTGGCGCACCTCGTCGAGCTCTGCCACCCACGGCAGCGCGCGCAACAGCTCACGCTCCTCGGCGGCAATGTCGTTGGCGAGCAGGTAGGCCGACTCCTCGCGGGTGATGCCACGGTCCTCGAGGTTGCGGCCCACGCCGATTGTCAGCTTGCCGGCGGTGCAGCGGTAGGGCATCAGCCGCTCGCCTTCATGCAGGCGGAGCTGACGGGTCATCGCAGCGCGATCGATCATCAGCGCCGGCCGTAGGGGAAAGCACGGCGGCCTGCAGTGAGCAGCAGCTGCAGCAGGCTGTTCGACTTGAGCTTGCTCATGCCGATCAGCTCGCTGGCGACAAACAGCGCCAGGCCCAGATACTCGGTGTAGTGGCCTTCCATCAGATCCATGGGAAATCTCCTTCCAGGCTAGGTGTAGTGCAGGTAAGTGCTGAGGATGTACTTCGGCTGGGTGATCGTGCAGCGGCCGCGATGCAGCCACGGCCAGAGCGGCGGGAACACCAGCACTGACCCAGCACGCGGCTGGATCTGCTGGCCCCACAGCGGGAACTCGGTCTCGCCGCTCTCGTCGACGTCGTTGAGGTAGAGCAGCGCAGCGAGGAACCGGCGCGCGCTCGCGTGATCGCCCACGTCGACGTGATCGGGGAACTCATCGCCGGAGCTGGGCCGATAGCGCTTCATCCGCAGCTCCTCGAACGCCAGCTCCTCAGGCCACTGCAATGGGCTGATGTCGAGGTCGCGGCTGTAGGCCTCGAAGGCCGGCAGGATTGCGCCGAAGGCAAGCTCGTGACCTTCCTCCCAGCATTGCGTCAGGTTCAGCTCAGCAAAGCGTGGCGCAGCGCCCTCGCCCTGGTGGATGACGTGATCCGCAGCACGCTCCTCGAAGCCCTCGATAAGCTGCTGGCACTCCTCCACCGGCAGACGGCCCGGGTAGACGCGCACCAGATCAGAGAGCTGCATGGGGTGGACCTTCTCAGGGTTCGGCCACTATGGCCCAACCGGTCGCTGGCCCCTCGATCATCCAGCGCGAGCCCAAGTTCTTCTTGCTGTAGCGCAGCCGCGCGCCCCAGTTGTTGACGTAGCGTCCGGTGAGCAGATCAAGGTCGCCGAACGGATCGTGGACGATGATCGCGTCGTCGGTGTAGCCGATGGCGCAGATCCAATGGCCGCCGCCGGTGGGCGCCCCGACGGGGCCTTTGTGGAGGATGCCGATCGGCACCGGGATGCCCTTGTCGATCTGGCCCTCGATCGTCTTCCAGCTGGCGTTGCGCCCCATGTGCGCCTCGACGCCGTAGGACTGCAGCGCCCTGATCTGGCTCGTCGCTTCGGTGGTGTCGCCGTAGCGGAGCACGCGGCCCAGGTAGGCGTCGTCGCCATTGGGGCCCACCAAGGTGCCGGGCTTGAGCGCCTCGAGCAGCATGGCGCAGGAACTGCTGAAGCACATCCGAAGCGCGTGCTCAGTGCTGCTGTCGCGCTGGCTGAAGTAGCGCACCTGGAGCGGATTGCTGAGCTGGCGGGGCTGCTCCTGCTTGCCGGCTGCTCGCCAGGTCTGCACCCAGCCGCTGTCGGTCTTCTTCAGGCTGGCGGGTACCGCCTCCCACAGCTGTTGGATGGCGGCTCGCTGATGCGGCAGATCCTTCCAGTGCTGGAAATAGGGGATCAGATCGCCGATCAGCTCCTGGCTCATCGCGGGCGCGCCTCGGCCGCATGTTCTGGCCCGAAGTGTAGGCGCGGCGAGACGGCTGTCACCACGAGCGGGATGATGAAGCTGGCAGCCAGGGCAACGCCTGTCCACAGCGACAGCTTGTTGTCCAGCTTGTTGATCCGATCATCTCGGCCCTCGTCTTGCTCTGATCTGGCGTCTTCTCGCTTCAGCAGCAAATCGACTTTCGTTTCCAGCGCAACGACGGCGCGGAAGATTTCAAGGTGCGAGACTTGCTCGGCGGTGTCGGGCATAGCGAAGCCTGGCAACCTCTGGAGTCTATGCAAGCTCCCCTTAGCGGGCAGAGCCAGCCTGTAGGTGGAGCAGCTTCATCGGTCCTTCGGGGGTGTTGATCTGGACGGCATAGCCACCGGCGCCGGTGTAGCCCATGTTGCGGGCGTAGCTAGCGCCGTTGATCAGGGTGATAGATGAGCCGCTCGGAGTCCCGAAGTCAATGCCGTAGTGGTAGCTGCGGCCGAAGAGATTGCGCGGCCCGTAACTGCTGGTGACGCCGTAGGAACTCGGCGCACGGCCATTGATGCGGAGGTAACGATCGGCGTCGGCGGCGTTGATGCGGCGCCCATCGCTCCAGCGCGCATCGAGGTGCGGGCCGGTGCTGTCGCCGCTGCTGCCGGTGCGGGCGATCACGCCTTTCGTGCCGCCTGCGGTGTAACGGCCCTGGCTGTCGCGGCCGGTGCTCCAGTCGCTGCTCTCCTCGCCCTGCGTGCCGCACTCCACCGTCGTCACGTAGCCGCCGTTGGCGAGGTCATGCGTGACGCTCTTCACGTTCCAGGTGCCGTCGACGTATTCGCGGAAGCCGGTGAGCGTCACCAGGCCCTCGGCGTTCACATCTGGCCGGCCTGGCATCTGCAGGCTGATGCGCACCTCGCCCGCGCGCAGCGACTGCAGCCGGCTGTCGGCAGCCTTCTGCGCCTCGGCCTGGGTCTTGAACAGCTGCTTCTCCTCGAACGCCGGCAGCGATCCGCCCGATTCGCCGGCGGTGTAGACCTTCTCCTTGTTGACGCTGCGATCGAGCCACTTCGCCTTCACCGCGCCATAGGCGCCGCGGTTCTTCAGCGTCGCCCGCCAGCTCGTCACCTCTTCCTGCTTGATGGTGACGTTGCCCGCGTTGTCCTTGTCACCCCGTGGCACCACCACCAGGCGGCCGTCGGCAGGCTTGATGGTCGCGCGGTACTTCTCCGCCAGGCGCGTGAGGAAGCTCTGGTCGCTCTCGTTGGTCTGATCCTCGTGCTTGATCTGGATGCTCGCCAGCTGGCCCTTGATGACGGCGGTGAGGTTGTTGCGCTGAGCGATCTCCTGCACCACCTGCCCGAGCGTCTTGTTGTGCCAGCTCTTCGTCTTCTGCTCCTTGACGAGCGTCGGCGCAGTGTTGCTCGCGGTTGCCTTGATGACCATCGAGCGGGGGCCCATGCCGAGCTCAACCTCATCGACGGCGAAGGAGCCCATGTAGACCGGCGTGCGGCCGCCGCTGCTGTAGCCCAGCCAGACGCGGATCCAGGTGCCGCTGTTGACGACGGGAATCTGCTTGTCGCGGTCGTCGAGCGTGATCTCCAGGCTGTCACTCTGCTGGCCCGCCTGATCGGTGACGCGCAGGCTCACCAGCCGATCAGCGATCAGCCGGGTGATGTCCCCGCCGTTCGCCTCGATCCTGAAGCCTGGCGTGCTCATGCTGCTCCGGTGCCAGGCGTTGCGGTCGGGCTCTGCTCCCAGATGCGGACCGTCTCGCTGGTGCTCGGCGCCGGGAGATCCGGCAGCAGGATCGTCACGCCCTCGGGAAGGATGGGCATGAGGTCGGCGAGGTTCGGGTTCGCCAGCAGCACCGCCTCGACGGTCTGCTGCGTGCGGCCGTAGTAGCGCCAGCAGATCTCATCGAGCTCGTCGAACTGGCGGGTGACGTAGAGCTGGCTCATGGCTGCAGGAGGTTGCGGACGGCGCCGGTGATGAAGGGATCGACGTCGAGCATGGTGGCGATCGTCGCGGCGTCGCGCGCCAGGTTGCCGAGCGCTGCAGCGCCGCCAGCGGAGCCGCCTAGTGCGGTGAGCATCGAGCTGGTGGCGGGCCGCAGGGCATTGAGGGCGACGCTCATCGACGGTGCGCCGCGGCCGAGCACCATCTGCTGCACGAGCTGCGCGGCGCTGATGCCGAGCTGATTCCAGACGCTCTGCTGCGCGGTGCTGAGCGGATCCAGGCCGAACGCGCGCAGGGCGGCGCCGACGTAGTTGTTGTTGGCGATCGAGTTGGTGATTGCGCCGAGCTGGCCCAGGCTGAAGCCGGCGCCCTGGGCGGCGACCGCCGTGGCGCTGAACTGCGGGTTGCTCGCCCAGCTCAGCGACTGGAAGGCTGAGCCGGGAGCGGTGAGCGGCGCGAAGCCAGCGAGCGCGTTAGATGCAACGCCGGCATAGCTGCTGGCGTTGTTCATGCTGAGCGGGCTGGCGGCTTGGCCCGGGTTGTCCTCGACGTAGCGCACGAGCTGGATACTGAAGCCGATCTGGCGGGCGCCGCCGCCCGGCGCAAAGGTGCTCAGTCCCTCGCGGATCTGGCGGATCGCCCACTTGCCGTAGACGCGGCCGAGGCCATCGGTGAGCATCTGCGGCTCGCCCTTGGTCGCCAGCTCGCGCAGCGTTTCCATCGTGGTCTGCCGGCCCGAGAAGCCGGGGAACAGCTGGCCATCAAGGGTGATCTCCTGGCTGCCGGGGCCGAGGAACTGCACCGCCGGATCACGCAGCAGCCGGTCCTGGCTCTCCCAGCGAAACTCGGCCGTGCGATCGAGCGTCTGCGGGACGCCGTTCGGCAGGTCGAACTGGAACGACCCCAGCTGGAAAAGCGGTCGGCTAGTCATTGAGCGCCACCCGATAGTCGCCGTAGGCGCGAGCGATCAGATCCTCGAAGGCCATGCGCACCTGATCGCGGATCTCCATCGCGTTGCCGCCCCCTGCATGGATGGTAACGGGGGCTTGGATGGTGACACCGCCGCCACCCGTGACGGGCCTGGCGATGCGGGGGATGATCGCGCCATCCATGCCAGGTACGAACAGCTCACGGCGCCGCTCGCCGACGATGTAGGGCTGGCCTGCGCGAACGGGGCCGCCGGTGGCGCGGCCGGGGGGCTGGGTTGTGGTCGGGGCAGCGCCGCCACCACCGCCGACCATGCCCTTGATCCGCCCCCAGGCCCCCGAGACCCAGCCGAACAGCTCGCCGGCCTTGGCTTTGAGGCCATCGATGATCGAGCCGATGATCTTCTGGCCAATGCCGCTGCTGGAGAACAGGTTGATGATCATCGCCGGAATCGGGAACATCACCGCGAGGACCTTGGGCCCCCACGCGCGAATGACGCCCAGCGCTTGGTTGAAGACGCCGCTGATCCAGGTGGCGAAGCTACCCCAGAGCGACTGGATGCCGGCCCAGGCGTTGGCGCCAGCCTGCTTGACGGCGCCCCAGTTCTTCACCAACGCGTAGATCGCCACGCCGATCGCCACGATGCCGGCAATGATCAGCGTGATCGGGCCGGCCGCCACAGCGATCACGGTGCCGATTCCAGCGAGTACCGGGAAGGTGGCGGTGACCGCGCCGATGGCTGTGCCGATTGTGCCGATCGCGCTGATCACGCCAGCGATGATCGGCAGCGCCAGCACCAGGCCAGCAACCGCTCCACCGATCGCCACGACGCCGGTCATCAGTGCCGGATTGGCTGCCCCCCAACTGGCGATGCCTTCTGCAATCGGCGTGATGATCTCCGCCATCCGCGTCAGGGGCGGCAGGAGCGCAGTGCCGACGCTGATGCCCAGCCGCTGCGCGCTGTTTTGGAAGCTGTTGAGCGTGCCCTGGAAGGTCTGCAGCGAGCGCTGGTAGTCCTTGTCGACGGTGCCGGCAGCGGCCGAGCCGCCTGCCTCGCCCTTCAGCTTCTCGTACTCCTTCCGGTACTTCATCAGCGACATCAGGGCCAGCTTGGCCTCCTTGTCGCCGAAGATCTGGCTGAGCTTAAAGATGTCGCCGCC